CAAAGCCCTCCCTGTCGTCTACAAGGATTCCCCCGTTCCCTTCGCCGCTCATGAGGGATTCGTCTCCTTGTGGAAATCGGTGCGACCAATTGTTATGGGTGAGGTCGCTGCCCTCTACGGAGCGAACCCCCATCGGTCGGTCAACGTTATCGGGTTCTCGCAGGGTGCTGCGCTCGCACTCCTTTGCTACGAGGACATTGCCTACAGTCTCAAGCCGTCGTACCTCCACGGCTATGGCTTCGGCTGCCCGCGAGTCATTATCGGCGAGGAGATCTCCAACCGCTTCGCACATTTCCACCGCATCACAGTCCGGGGTGATCTTGTCACGGAAATGAGGAGCAGATGCCGCAGGGAATCGAACCCGGAACCGTCGCCCGTGCCGCCGTCGATATCGGTGCGAGGGAGGAAATCGAGAAGCTCGACGCGCGACTCAAAGCGCTTGAGCTTATCTTTTCCGACCTCGCCCACTCATTCTGGGGGGACGCGACCTTGCGAAATAACGGGTATCGCTCGCGGGTCAGAAAACTCAGCGCACGGCTCGCGCACCTCATCGACAGGATGGACGAGAGCGACAAGGCACATGCCCACTACCTCGACAAGAGGCGACAGGAAACCTGTCATGGTATCCCGGCACTCGAAAAGCATCTCAAGGAGCATGACAGCATGAGCGCGCACGACGTAGCCATCGAGGTGGCAAAGATCCAGGCCGCAAGCAACCGCACGACGGCCAGAAACCAGCAGTTAGGCATGATCATCGTAGGGGCCATGAGCCTTGCAGCCGCGCTTGTGGGCATCCTCAAGTGACCGTATCGGCGGAGAATATCGCACGCGCACGGAGCGCGGCGGCTACGGTGATGCTCAAATACCCCGACAAGGGTGAAGCCGAAATGCTCGCCCGGGCCATCGAGGATCTCATCGTAGCCTACCGCGAGTCCGTTGTCTCTGCCCTCCGCATGGAGGAGGTCATCCACCAAATGACGAAGGAACGGTCATGAGCATAGGCATTAGATCAGGTATTACTACCCCCAAAGGTAAAGATTTCTCCTTATTGCTTAGGCACGACATAGATTTTTATATTGGCCTAAGTAAGCGCAAAAAAGATAACGGGTATACGCTGATAAATCTTAAAAACAATAAAGTAGAGCGGCTGCACAGAATTATATGGATGCTGGCATATGGAGATATACCTAAAGGTTACGAGATACACCACCTAGATGAGAATAAAAGAAATAATGATATCGATAATCTATTATTGGTGGATCGATCAGCTCACACAACCCTGCATATGACGGGGAAGAAATGGCCCGAGCGATCTACAAAAGAATGGAGAGAAAACATCAGCAGGACGCAGCGCATACGATTTAGCGATCCCGCAGAAAGGGATAAAGTAAGAGCGGATCGACTGGGAACAAAAGCTACCTTAATTTCTCGTCTACGCCAAAGTATCGGCATAAGAAACGCGATTATTAGACGAAAGGAGCGGGTATGATAACAAATCCACAAAAAATCTGCCTAATTTTAGGGCGATCTGGCTGTTACGTCCTGTCCATCTGCAAACTGGCCGAGGACATCCTTGGATGCTATGTCGATCCTCTCATCGGGTGGGCCATGGGCCGGAGGGTCTCGATTATCGCTGAGGACGCGACCGTAAATGATGCCGGGCAGCTCCTGTCGGTCCTCACATCGCAGGGCTGGACATGCCACAAGGCGGGACCAGGACACGAGCTTCCACTGGATTACGTCTGCAAGCCCGGTGAGCGGGAGATCCTGCGCTATGAGCGCCCTGCCGAGCCTGGGGACACCGCATCGACCGACCGAGCGCATTTCGTCACAGGCGACGGCAAGGGTGTCCTCATATGGGACCCCTACGGAGACAGCCGTACCGTCAAGGTGGGCAAGGTTGTCAGCAAGCGCATCTTCAGGAGGGTGGGATGAAAGTAATCAAGGGGTTCTTCTCAGGGCCGAATTCGGAGGGCTCCTCGAAGCGGATCATGGCGATCTCCTGCATCGTAGCGGGCATCGTCCGTTGCTTTGTCGGGGCACCTGACCCCGTGGTCCTCGGTTTCCTGTTCGGGACCGGAACCACCCTGCTTGGCGTAGCAGCCATCACCAAGACATGAGATGCGCGTCCGCACTGGCCTTCTCGTGTTTCTTGTCGGTCTCGTTGTGGGCGGGACCGCAGTCGCCATCGCTGATCGATTCGTTCCCGGTAGCCCCGGAGTCGAGTTGGCAACAGCTCGATCAGCTCTTGACAGAGCTATCGACCGAGGCGGCGAGCTTGGCCGACGACTCAGCAACGCTCAAAGCATCGCTCAAAGCAGCGTCAGAGCAGTTGACGACGCTCTCGCAGGCGCTGGCCGGATCACAGACCGCAGTCAGCGAATTGTCAGCCTCGTTGAGGCTGTCCGAGTCGTCACTGCAAGCCTTCGCCGAATTGCAACGGAAGGAAGCATTGACCCGTGACCTTGAACTCTGGTGCTGGAGAGGTGCCGCAGGGGCCTTCGCCGTATTCACTGTCCTCGCGCTACTCCTCTAGGGAGTTGTGGCTCCTTCGTTGGATGCTCAAGGCCCTTGTGATCCTCGGCGCGGGACACGAGACCCTGGCTTCTGATATTGTGGGGATGCTCCAGGAAGATGGCAGGTAGGAGATACGATGGCAGAGACAATCTTGCTCGCCTACAAGGCAGCTTCTCTCACAGGGGTGAAACACCTCGTTGGCAACAACGACCTCCGCGTCTCTGTCCTCGTTGTAGACCCTTCCGGCTACCTCGGTATTTCCGAAGTCAGCAGTACCTCCTTTTTGTCGGTTAGCCCCCTCTCATCAGGAACGTGGTACCAGCTCGCAGTGACCATCGACCCGAGTACCAAGGCGGTGGAGTATTTCGTCAACGGGTACTCGGTCGGCTCCAAGACCGTGACCAGCATGTTGCCGGACTACCGAGCAAAGCACATCGGCAACGGTGCCCGCTTGGCTCCTTCGCAGACGCTCGCTCCTTCCTCGACCCTAGCCCCGGGTTCCCCGACAGGGACGACTCTCTACGCGAACGGGACCATCGACGAAGTGCAGCGGCACAACAGCATCCTGACCCCTGCCAATATCTTGGCCCTGAGCCAGTCGACCCTGTACGCTCCGCTTCCTTCCTTGGTCCTTCAGGACGGGTACTCCGAAGTCGAGTTCGATGGGGCGATACGGACAAGCATCGAAGGGGCCGTCAAGCGGCGGATACGGTACACCGGAACTCCGACGACGCTCACCGCGTCCATGCCCATGTCCCCCGTACAGACGACCGAGCTGGATTACTTCTGGAAATACACCCTGCGTCGCGGAACCATACCGTTCCTGTTTCCTGACCCCACAGACCCAAGTTCAGGTATCGAGGTGTACATGCTTGGTGCTCCTTCCTACTCGGTCAAAGGTGGGGGCTCGTACTACGTAGCCTCGTTCGAGTTGGAGGTGGTGGCATGAGTATTCCGTGGCCACCGTCCCTGCCCGAGCTTCCTTTGGAGCAGGGCTTCGGGCAGACCGTAGCGGCCCAGCTCCTCGTGTCGGAGGTGGACACGGGACTCTCAAAGGTCCGCAGGAAGTTCACTCTTGGCCGGAGATATTTCTCCCTCTCCTTCGTGGTGGACGCCTCGCAAAAGGCTGATCTGTCGGACTTCTACTTCGGCACCACGCTGCAAGGCACGCTCGGCTTCGTGTGGGAGGAACCCCGCACGGGTCTTGACCGCACTTTCTACTTTGACGGTGTTCCTGTATACTCGCCGCAAGGGGACGAGTGGGTCGCCGCACTGAAGCTTTCATCTCTGGAGGGTAGTATATGAACATTCCGTTTTTGGCTCTCGATGGCATAGGTTCGACCCATCCCGAGTACCGGGCCAACTTTGGCCGATGGGAGAAGTGCCGCGAGGTAATCGCCGGTGAGGATGTCATCAAGTTGGAGGGGACCGAATACCTTCCCAAGCCCTCCGGCATGTCGGACGACGAGTATCTGTCTTACAAGGACAGGGCGGCGTTCTACGAGCTGACCGCCCGTGCCCGCGACGCCATGATCGGTCTTGTCGCCAAGAAGAAGCCCGCGTTCCGCGCCCCGGAGTCCGTGGCCAAGCTCGCCGAGGACATCACCTATGACGGGACGGATCTCGACAGTTTCGCCTTCTCCACCTTGGCTGAAGTGGTCGATGTGGGCCGGTGCGGCGTCCTTGTGGACTACCCCAAGACCGACACCATTGGCCTGTCGATGTCCGATGTGGAAGAGGACGGGCTCCGGCCCTACGCAGTCCTCTACTTCGCCGAGGACATCCTCGATTGGCGTCGTGGTCGGGTCAACAACCGGAAGAAGCTCACCTACCTGAAGCTCAGGGAGTCGTTCGAGGAGCCGATGCCGGACTCCCCCTACAACACCGAAGCCAAGTACCGCCTTCGCGTGTATCGTATTGTCGATGGAAAGTGCGTCTACGAGATATACGGCACTGACTCCGAAGGCGAGTGGGCCAAGTTGCCCGAAGAGATGGGTGTCCTCTACCGCAATGGTCGCGTGGTCCGCGATATTCCGTTCGAGTTCTTCGGCCCCTTGGACAATTCGCCCGATGTGCAGAAGCCCCCGCTCCTCGCCATGGCGAACATGAACATCCACCACTACCAAGCGTCGGCGGACCGGAACCACGCGCTTCACTACTGCGACCTTCCCACCCCGATCATCCGGGGGGCCTTCATCGGCCTCGACGGCGAACAGCCTGACTCCATCCGCCTTGGGCCTACGTCCGCCATCCACCTTCAAGCGGACGGGGACGCCAAGTTCCTTGAAATGGAAGGCAACGGCGTCAATCCTACGAAGGAGCTGATGCAGGAGTACGTCTCGGCCATGGGGATGCTTGGAAACAAGATCATCGCCATCGACAAGTCGGGCACGGAAGCTGCGGAGACCGCCTCCATCCACCGTGCCGGGGAACAGGCGATCCTGGCCGCGATGGCCCGCAACGTGTCGCACGGACTGACCGAAGTCCTTGAGCTGATGGCCGAGTACACGGGCGAGGACAGTGAAGAGATCGACTACCAGCTCTCCACCGACTACCTGCCCTACGCCATGGACAGCCAGACCCTCATCGCCCTCATTGGAGCCGTCTCTGCCGGAAAGATGAGCGACGAGGAGTTCTTCGAGGCCCTCGTTGCCGGAGAAATGGTCCGCCCCGACAAGACCTACAACCAGCACAAGGAAGAATTGGCCCGGATGCCGAAGCCAGCGTCCATCACCCCGGACTCCGGGGGCACCTTCGGATTGGCCGACAAGGGAATCGCCGATGCCCGCGCGCCGAATACCAAGGTGGCCGGGACCGCCGTGATTGACGGGCAGGCGCAGCAGAGCGTTGACAAGGGGACCAAGTAGTATGATAATGGATACAACCCCTCAGTTGAGGGAAGTTTGGATTCTACGTAGCAGTTGCTACAGGAGTGACACATGGCTTTTCAGGAAGAGCTGAAGTTTCAGCTTGCTGAACTGGTGCCCGAGGACAAGCGGGCCGAATTCGAGGAAAAGACTGCCGGGATCTTTGACAAGATGGGACAGGTTTTCGCCAGGCAGGCGGAGGATATGGCTGCTATGAAGAAGCAGGCAGACCTCGCCAAGCGGTCCTCGCTCTCAGATGAGGGCAAGAGCCAGTTCGACGAGCTTCAGAAGAAACTCGCCGAGCGTGAATCGGCCTACGATGAACTGTCCAGCAAGTATTCCGAGGTTACGGGCAAGCACACGAAGGCCGAGAAGATGGCCAAGGAGCTTTCGGACAAGCTCTCTGGTGAATCGCAGGCGTATTCGGAGCTGGTGAAGCAGTCGGAACTGAGAAAGGCCATCGGTCAGCTTTCTCTTACGGAAGGCACGGGGGACGAGGTTTTCGCCCTTCTTGCCTCGAATGTGAAGGTCAAGGTCGGAGACAAGGGTGAGAGGAGAGTAGTTGCGCTGGTTCCTGACACGGACGGCAAGCTCATTGAGAAGAGCACGACCGACTATGTAAAGGACTGGGCAGCCAACAGCCCTCTTGCCAAGAGAGTGCTTGCCGCAGCCAGGAACACTGGAGGCGGGGCGCAGGGAGGTCCGGGCAGCATTGGCGGCCCCGCGACCATCGAACAGCAATATGCCGACGCGGCAAAGCGCGGTGATATCACTGCCATGATTTCGCTGAAAGAACAGGCGAGACGGCAGTCGTAAAAGGAGTTTTTCATGGCAATGACCAAGAGCGATACGCTCAATTATCGTGGTGAGTTGTTTCTCGTGGGTCAGAACAAGACCCCCTTCCTGAACGCTATCGCTGGCAGGTCCATGCGGTCCTCGTCCTTCGCGTTCTCCATGGCGCAGCCTTGGGCGCTCTCCGGTGCCTCGCAGCCTGCGATCACTGAGGATGCGTCTGTCGGTACTCTCACCCCTGTCACCGTGACCCGTGCCGAGGATACCAACACTGCCCAGATTTTCCAGTATCCCGTGCAGGTCAGCTTCAAGAAGCAGAGCCAGTTCGGTCTCATGTCCGGCATCAACACCACGCAGGGCAACCCTGTCACCGACGAGCTGACCTTCCAGAAGATGGCCCAGCTCCGCCAGATGGCCATTGACATGGAGTACACCTTCCTCAACGGCACCTATCAGGCCGCTGCGACCACCGCCACTGCCGCCAAGACCCGGGGCGTCATCCCCGGCACCACGACCAACGCTGTCGCGGCCTCTTCGGCCCAGCTCTCTCGCCCCCTCATCGATAGCCTTCTCCGCACGATGGCTGGCAACGGTGCCGCGTTCATGGACACCGCGATCCTCGTCAACGCGTACCAGAAGCAGAAGCTCTCCACCCTCTACGAGTACGTTCCCCAGTCGAGGAACGAGGGCGGCTCAAATATCCAACTGATTGAGACCGACTTCGGCATCTTCCGCGTGATGTACGTCCCCCAGATGCCCACGGACACCCTGCTCATCGCCGAGCTGTCCATGTGCGCTCCGGTGTTCGTCCCCGTCACCTTCGCCGAGGGCGATGGCGTCCGTGATTCCATGGACGGTGTGGATGTCCTCTGGCAGCCCACCGCTACCACAGCTGCGGCCTACGGCGGATTCTTCTACGCCCAGTGCGGAATATCGGTGGGTGCTGAGGAAAATCATGGAAAAATCACTGGTTTGGCCGTAAGTTAGTCTTAGATTACCGGTCTAGCACCCCCTTTACACAGGGGGTGTTTTATTTTATGCTCTCTTTAAGGAGAGTGAAATGGCGCTTATTTACTGTGCTCGGTGTATAAAGAACGGGAAAGTGTATGTAGGGCAGACACGAAGAGATTTATCAGAAAGAAAAAAGGAACATGAGCTTTCAGCTTTACGGGGTGAGGGTTCCTTGTTTGGGCGCGCTTTACGAAAACACGGAAGTCAAGGTTTCTCATGGAGCGTACTTCATAAATGCGATATTTCCGAACTCGACTTCTTAGAGCAATATTACGTGGATTTCCTGTCGGCGGCAGATACGATGAGAGGATATA